TACCAACTGGAGCTGAATTCCCAGCATAATAAAAAATAGAGATAGTAATATTTATAATAAAACACGACAATGGCAGTATTAGATCCAAACGAAATATTTTTCACCCCATTTGAACCAAAACAACAGAATAGATTTGTTTTATATGTAGATGGATTTCCCGCTTACCTTATTAAAGGATTAGGAGCAGTAAACGTCTCTCAAGGAACAGTACCTTTAAACCACATCAATATCCAAAGATATGTCAAAGGTAAAACTACTTGGGGTACTATAGCATTAACATTATTTGATGCTATTACACCTTCTGGTGCTCAAGCAGTAATGGAATGGGTAAGATTGCATCACGAATCAGTAACGGGTAGAGATGGTTACTCAGATTTCTACAAGAAAGATTTAACAGTAAATGTTTTAGGTCCTGTAGGTGATGTAGTTTCTGAATGGATTATTAAAGGTGCTTTAATTACTGAAGCTACTTTTGGTGATTATAATTATGACAGTGAAGGTGCTGTTGAAATTTCGATGACAGTACAACCCGATTACTGTGTATTGAACTTCTAATACAAGCTAAATATTATAAAGAAAGGCGTACTTCGGTACGCCTTCCTTGTTTTTCGATATATTTATATCAAACAAATAAAGTTATTAATAAATGAGTGAATTTACATTACCTACCGAAATGGTAGAATTACCTTCAAAAGGTTTAGTTTACCCTGAAGATCATCCTTTAAGAGAAGGAAAAGTTGAAATTAAGTATATGACTGCTAAAGAAGAAGATATACTTACAAACCAATCTTACATAGAACGAGGTACAGTACTAGATGAATTACTTAAATCTGTAGTAGTTAGTAAAATTAACATTAAGGATTTAATCATAGGAGATAAAAACGCTGTATTAATTGCTACTCGTATTTTAGGGTATGGTAAGGGTTACTCATTTTCATATATGGGAGAATCCCATGATGTAGATTTATCTACTTTAGAAAACAAAGAAATAGATGAATCTACCCTATCAGAAGGTAATAGTTTTTCTTATACTTTACCACATAGTGGTATAAATATCACTTTTAAAATTTTGAATGGACACGACGAAGCTAAAATTGAAAAAGAAATACAAGGTTTAAAAAAGATAAATAAATTAGCTTCCCCAGAATTATCAACAAGATTAAAATATATTATTACCTCTGTAAATGGAGATACAGAAACTAAAACAATTCGTAATTTTGTAGATAATGGTTTATTAGCTAGGGATTCTCGTGCTTTAAGAACCCATATTAAAGAAGTCCAACCAGATGTAGATTTAACCTATATCACAACAGGTAATGAGGAGATTACTATCCCTATGGGGATTAGCTTTTTTTGGCCTGACTTCTGATGTAGCTCCTCAAGCAAGACATAGTGTATTTAAACAGATCCATGAAATAGTATTTCATGGTAAAGGGGGATATTCTTGGGATGATGTATATAATATGCCTATATGGTTAAGGCGATTTACTTTTAAAGAAATTCAAGAATTTTATGAAAAAGAAAAAGCTGCTTATGATAAAGTTAATAAAAAAGGAACAAGTACATTAGTTGATTCATCAGGAAAGGTAAATAAATCTCAATTTGCTAATGCTTCTCCTAAAAAATCTTCATTTAGAACTAAGCCATAATAAAATTAAATTTTTGAATATTTATTAATATGGCTACCCCCCAAGAAATTCAACAATTATTAGCTGAAATCCAACGACAATATGATCGTTTAGGCCAAACAAATCCTTTTAAAGACTTTAATACTAACAATATTACGGATGCTACTGCTGCTATGCAGCAATTAGAGGCAGGTCTTAGGGATGTTAAAAACCGAGTAAGAGAAATAAACTCTGACATGAGTGGGGTTGTATCTGCCTTTAGAGCAACCATAGATGAAATAAAAAACCAAAACTCAGCATTAGCAACTTCTACTAAGACCTTAAGTGGACTTCAAAGTATTGCTCAAAAATTAGTATATGATCAGCAGGGTATATCTAAATTAAGTGAAAAACAACTTAAAAGTCTCCAAGAACAAGCTAAACAGAGATATGCTGATTTAAGAGCCAACAAAGAATCTTTAAGACTTGAAATTGAAAAGCTTGAAGCGGAAGGAGCATCCGAAGCTATAATTGAAAAAAGAAGAATGGCTTTAGCTGCTATAAATGGTGAATTAGTAGATGAAGCAAGTAATTTAGGTGTTATAAACGATAGGATTACTTTTAGATTAGAACAAGAAAATAAAATTAATGAAGCTTTAGGATTAGGAGGGGCTTTAATAGGTTCTATGGAAGGAGCTTTAAATAAGCTAGGGATGGGGGGACTTGCCCAAAAACTTGGTTTTAGTGAAGCCCAAGAAGAAATGAAAGAACTCGCCGAACGCATGGAAGAAGGAGGTGAGTTAACAGGAAGCTTTGCAGATAAAACTAAAATATTAAAAGCAGGTTTTAAAAACATAGGAGCCAATTTGATGAAGAATCTTAAAGATCCTTTATCAATAGGTTTAATGATAGTAGGTCAATTAGTAGATGCTTTAGGTAAAGTTGATAAATTAACAGGCGAAACCGCTAAAAACCTAGGCATGAGCTATGATCAAGCTAACGCTATGGTTTCTGATATGACTACCATAGCTAACCTATCAGGTGATACCCATGTTAATACTGAAAATTTAGTAAAAGCCCAATTAGAATTAAGTAAAGCATTAGGAACTAATGTTATGCTTAATAAAGAATTACTAGTTGATTTTGCTAAGCTCACAGAACAAGCAGGATTTTCAGTTGAAACTGTAACTGCATTAGGTAAAATTACCCAATCTACAGGAGGTGATTTATCTGATAATACTGCTGAAATATTAGGTACCGCAAAGGCCTTTAATGCTGTTAATAAACTAGCATTAAATGAAAAAGATATTGTAGCAGAAGTAGCTAAAACAGGAGCTGCTACTGTATTAACATTTGGGAGAAGTGCAGATGCTTTAGCTAAAAATGTTATGCAGGCTAAACAATTTGGTTTAAATCTTGAACAAGCTCAATCTATTGCTTCTAGCTTACTTAGTTTTCAGTCTTCTATTGAATCTGAAATGGAAGCTGAGTTATTAACTGGTAAACAACTTAATTTAGAACAAGCAAGATTGCTTGCTTTACAAGGTAAAACTGGTGAGGCAGCGGCCGAAGTAGCTAAACAATTGGGAACTGCTGAAGAATTTGGCAAGATGAATGTTGTGCAACAAGAAGCATTAGCCAAATCTGTTGGGATGTCACGTGATGAATTAGCTCAATCTTTAATTGAAAGAGAGGCTTTAGTTAAAGTTGGAATGCAAGATTTAAGTGCACAAGAAGCTTATAACAAACTAAAAAAACAAGGCCTATCAGAGGAGGAAATTGCTGTAAAATTAGGTAATGAACACTTAGCAAATCAAATGAAATCAGAATCGGTTCAAAAAAGATTTGCTGCTGCTACGCAAAAATTACAAGAAGTATTTGTTAGTATAGCTGAACCCATATTAGCAATTGTTTCTCCATTAATGGATTTAGTTACAACTGTACTCCCTGCTATTAATGTGTTATTACAACCCATAATGTTTGTATTTAAGGTAATAGCAGATACTATTGGATCTATTGTCGGGTTTATGACCCAAACTGTAGAAATGACAGCAGCAGCTACAGCAGGTGCCACTGCTTTTTTTGCAATAAAAGAAAAAACATTCCTTATGACTAAAGCAAGTGTTGCTCTCGAAGCTGTTAAAAATGCTAGAATAGCAGCAGGAGCAGTTATCGAAAAAGGAGTTGCAGCAGTTAAAAATGCAACTGGCATGAAAGATATTGCTCTTTTAGCTATTAATGCTGCAAAATCAGTAATGGGAATCCCTATTGTAGGTCCCTTATTAGCAGCAGCAGCGGCAGCAGGTGCTTATGCTTTAGGTACAAAATACTTAAATAAAGGAGACGATATTATGTCTCCTGGATACGGCAAACGAATCCTTTCAGCACCAGAAGGTACATTTGCTTTAAATGATAAAGATACTGTTGTAGCAGGAACTGACCTAAACCAAGGCTCAGA